CTTGGAATACAAGACTGTCGAGTTCGACCACCAGCACCTTCCGCAGGAAAACTTCCAAGGTTCGGCGGTGGTCAATTACACCGAGTTTGAGATTCCCTACACCCGGATTGTAGAGCACAAGCACTTTGAGTTTACCCAAAGCCCGAGTACCTGGATCACCTACGAAACCCCGGTGGAATACACGCCGGAGCGGGAAGCCATGTACCCGGTCAACGACGCCCAAAATAATGCCTTGTACGCCCAATACAAAGCCAAAGCAGAGGCGTCAGGGGTCTTGCTTGGCGGCAGACTTGCGGAGTATAAGTATTACGATATGCACCAAGTCATCCGCTCCGCGCTGAACTTTGTAGGCAACCTATGATCCTTAACCTCGGTAGCGGTAAAGACTGGATGCGGGACGCGATCAACGCCGACATCAACCCCGCAAAGAACCCGGACTGGGTGCTAGACATTACAAAGGTTCCGTGGGGTGAGCGCATTTCTACCAGACACGGCGAGCACTTGGTCGAACCAGGAATGTTCGAGGTCATTATTGCCAACGACGTCTTAGAACACATCCCAGACCTTGTAACCGCAATGACCAACTGCAAGGAACTCCTGCACGAAGAGGGCGAGTTCCATATCCATGTACCGTACGATTTATCGTATGGTGCGTGGCAAGACCCAACCCATGTAAGAGCGTTCAACGAGAAGTCTTGGCTGTATTACACAGACTGGAGTTGGTACGTCGGATGGAAAGACAGGTTTTACTTACAAAGCATGGAGTTCGAGTTATCCGACATCGGGGTCAAAATGGCCCAGGAAGAAGGATTGGACATCAACCAGCTTTCGGTAGTCCCGAGGGCAATAGACGCAATGAGAATCGTTCTCACTAAAAAGCCATGAATGACTACGGAGAAATGTTCTACGGCACTCTGCCACCGGATACGCAGGACTTCCGGCAAGTGCTATCTGGCATTGGCAAGATGTTGCGAGATCGTGCCTTGGCCGCTGGAGAAAGAATAGGACAATCCGGGCAAGAGGCTATTGCTCTGCAAAATCAAATTTTTGGCGACCCTAACCGTCCTTTGCGGGTTACAGACGAGCGAGCATTAGCAAGGCTTACAGACATGATTATGGGCGGGCCACTAGGTTTCGCTCCTGCTGGCATTACCGCCTTCCACGGCTCGCCCTATCTATTCCGTCAGTTTGACCCAGCAAAAATTGGTGCTGGCGAGGGTGCACAGGCTTACGGTGTGGGTGCTGGTTACACAGCAGAAGCTAGGCCGGTAGCAGAATCCTACGCACAGGCAAACAGAGGACGAGCCGCCGCACTTAGCGGAGAAATAGATAAACTGCCGAAGCCGGCACAAATGGAAGTTTTTAAAGCATTGAATCGTCCAGAAGGCTCTGTAAAACAAGCAGAAATATTAGATATTACAAAGCGTTACCCAGAAACAACACAGATATTTGAGTCATCAAAATCTTATCTCTACAAAGGCGACATACCAGACGAAATTCTGCCTAAGTTCTTAGATTGGGATAAGCCGCTTTATGAGCAGTCAAAAGAAGTAAAAGAGGCACTAGCAAAACTTCCGCATAGGAGTTCAGGTCTGTTTAATCCAGAAGCTAGATGGACTTTCAAAGATACTATTGAAAGTCTTGAAGCCGCCCCGCATTTGAGAACAGATCCAGAAATGAACCCTACTGGTCAAGAAATTTACAATATGCTTGGTAGTTCTATGATGACTGGAAATAGAGCATCAGGACAATTAGAAGCAACACAAAAATTAAACGATCTTGGTATTCGTGGAATCAAGTATGCAGATGAAGCGAGCCGAGGAAAATATAAGGCGCAAACCACATACAAAGGCGAGCCTTATAGTGATGTCTTGACGTTTTATGACAAAAAACAGTTAGATGATTTTATAAAAGAAAAAAAAGCTGAAGGATTTGGTGTAAAAACATTTCCACGGACCTCTAATTTCATTCCGTTTCGGCCAGAAGATTACAAGATTCAAGAGATAAACGACATTCCAATAGAAGATTACATTCGCAAAGGATTGCTTGGCCCTTAAACTGTCGTATAATTGCAACAACTTATCCCGAACAACCGGAAGGATTCGGACATGGAAATTAGTAAAATAGAGGAAAATAGAGCGAACGGGCTACCCCCGAACGCAGGGTTAGGACGCCCTAAGGGAGCCGCCAATAAGTCCACAGCGATTGTCAGAGAGGCTATCGCCAAGATGGCTGAGAACAACGCAGAAAAGTTCGCTGAGTGGCTTGGAAAGGTCGCAGCGGAGAGTCCTGAAAAGGCGTGCGATATTTACCTGAAGGCAATCGAGTACCACATTCCCAAACTGGCTCGGACAGAAGTCACGGGCGCAGAGAACGGACCGCTCACCATTAAGGTGGTGACGGGGATATGACCGAGGTTCTCCTTGAGACCGGATATAAACCAAGAAGCCAGCAACGAGAGATTCACGATGCGGTGGCAGAACACAGGTTTGTGGTGGTTGTCGCTCACCGACGCATGGGTAAAACGGTGGCTGCGCTTAATCAGCTCATCCACTCAGCCCTCGAATGCGACAAGCCAGACCCAAGATTTGCCTACATTGCACCGACTTACGGACAGGCCAAGCGGGTTGCCTGGGACTACCTATGCAACTTCACGCGACCGCTCGAAGCCACGGCGAACATCTCGGAGCTAAAGGTTGACTTCTACGGACGGCGAATACAACTTTACGGCTCGGACAATCCTGACAGTTTGCGCGGCCAGTATTTTGACGGTGTTATTCTTGACGAGATCGGTGATCAAAATTCAAAAATATGGAACGAGATTGTCCGCCCTGCTCTCGCGGATCGCATGGGTTGGGCGCTATTTCTAGGAACGCCAAAGGGTGCAAACCACTTCAAAGACTTCCGAGATCGTGCTGAAAAAGAACCCGGCTGGCGACTCTTGGAATTCAAGGCTTCGCAGACGAGCATACTTCCAGAAGCTGAATTGCTCGCTGCCAAGAAAGAAATGGGCGACGACAAGTACGCTCAAGAGTTTGAATGTTCCTTCGCGGCTGCGGTCGAAGGTTCATATTACGCCGCTTTACTTAACGCTCTCCCGCCCGAAAGATTTAAGGAGTTTGCGCGGGACGATCTCTGTAAGACATATACGAGCTGGGACTTGGGTGTTGGTGATTCCACGGCCATCTTCGTCTGCCAAGTCGCGGGGCAAGAGCGTCGCTTATTTGATTTCGTGGAAAACCACGGGGTCGGCCTCGACTGGTATGTAAACTGGATCAAGAAGAACGGCTATACACAGGCAGAACACATTTTGCCGCATGATGTAGAGGTCAGGGAGCTGGGAACCGGAAAGAGTCGGAAAGAGGCTTTGCAAGATTTGGGATTGAACATCACCGTCTGCCCGCGAATCGGTGTAGACGATGGGATACAAGCTGTCCGTAGGATGCTTCCTAACTGCTGGTTCCACCCAAATGTAAAGCAGGGACTAGACGCGCTGCGTAACTATCGCCGGGAATACGACGAGAAGCGCAACGTGTTCTACGATAAACCGCTCCACGACTGGAGCTCACACGCTGCCGACGCATTTAGATACTTGGCTGTTGGCATGAACCAAACCTCAAGCTGGGGCAAGCCAATCACACCGAACGTGAAATGGATCGTATAAGATGAATGAAGAAACCCTAAAAGGCATACTCGAAGATGAGATAGACAACGCGATTGGCTATCTGGAAACCGAGACCACAGAATCCCGCCGCAAAGCCATCCAGTATTACAACGGCGAGGAGTACGGCAACGAGGTCGAGGGTCGGTCGCGCATTGTGACCCGCGAGGTGGCCGAGGCTGTGGACGGTGCGATGCCTGCGCTTATGCGTGTCTTTACGGCTTCCGAAGAGACTGTAGTTTTTGAACCACACGGACCGGAAGATGTAGACGCCGCAGAGCAAGCCACTCAGATGTGTAACTGGGTGTTCATGCGGGATAACCCTGGCATTTCGATCCTGCACACGATGATTAAGGACGCTCTGCTCTCTAAGACAGGAACCGTCAAGGTCTACTGGAAAGACGAGACCGAGGTCAACACCGAGAAGTACGAGAACCTCTCTGCCGAAGAGTTGGCCCTTCTGCTTGCCGATGAGCAGTACGAAGTCGTCAGCCAAGACCAGCGTCAAATTGGGGAGATCCCCGCCCTGCCGACACCGGAAGAGATGATGCTTGCCCAGCAGACCGGACAGCCCCCAATGCCCCGCATGGAGCCGGTGTTTGCCTACGATGTAAAGATCAAGAAGATGGACAAGAAGGGCCGGGTGGTCATCGAGAACATCCCGCCCGAAGAGTTCATTGTCAGCAAGAAAACCATCCAACTCAAGGACTCCCCGTTCTGCGCCCACCGCCGCTTGGTGACCCGCTCAGAGCTCGTGGCAATGGGGTTTGATAAGGACGAGATCTACAACCTCCCGTCTTACGAAGATCTGACCTACACGCCTGAGCGTGTGGCCCGCTACTCCCAAGGCGAGCAGCCGGATGACGACAGCCTGGACCCGTCCATGCAGTTGGTAGAGACCTTCGAGGCATACATTCGGGTGGACTACGACGAGGACGGCATTGCCGAACTGCGCCGTGTCATCTACGCCGGCATGAACATTCTGGAAAACGAGGAGATCGACTACCTCCCGTTTGCCTCCATCTGCCCGATCCCGCTGCCGCACAAGTTCTTTGGACAGTCGCTAGCCGACCGGACAATGGACCTCCAGATCATCAAGTCCACGCTGACCCGTCAGATCCTCGACAACCTGTATTTGACCAACAATGCTCGGGTCGTGGCTGTGGACGGACAGGTCAACCTAGACGACTTGTTGACCGTTACTCCGGGTGGTGTGGTTCGCGTCAAGAACCCCGCCGCCATCCAGCAGTTGCCCGTTCAAGCAGTCGCAGGGCAGTCATTCCCGATGCTGGAATACATGGACAACATCCAAGCCAAGCGCACGGGTGTTACCGAAGCCTCGCAGGGATTGGACCCCAACATCCTGCAAAACACGACGGCTACGGCAATTGCGGCCATGCAGAACGCCTCGGCTGGCAAGTTGGAACTGATCGCCCGTATCTTCGCTGAGACCGGCATCAAGGACATTTTCCGCAACATCCTGCACCTGCTCTGCAAGTACCAAGACAAGCCCCGGGTCATCCGTTTACAAGGCAAGTTTGTGCCAATGGACCCCCGCGAGTGGGATACCGAGTACGACGTCACCATCAACGTGGGTCTGGGAACCGGGACCAAGCAAGAGCAGATGGCGATGCTTGGGATGGTCCTTCAGAAGCAGGAGCAAATGCTGGCGCAGTTTGGTCCGGCAAACCCGCTGGTGTCGCTTGGGCAGTACCGCGCCACGCTGGGCAAGTTCATCGAGGCCGCTGGGCTGAAGGACTCTAGCCGGTTCTTCAAGGAAATCACCCCAGAGATGGACCAGATGCTGTCCCAGCCCGCACCGCAACAGCAGGGTGCTGATCCAATGGCACAGGCAATCATGGCCCAGACTCAGGCCCAGATCCAAGCAATGATGGCAAAGGCTGAAGCCGATATCGAGGCCAAGCGTCAGAAGGCAATGGCCGACATCCAGATCGCCCAAGAGAAAGCCGCTGCGGATATTGCCCTCAAGCAACAGTCTGCCGCCGTCGATCTTCAACTCAAGGCATCAGGACTCTAATTGGAC